ACCCGTGGCGGCTTCCCGGCTATGCCGTGGATTAACGAAGGCCAGCGCGCTCCTCAACAGAGCATCTCGGCCCTGAACGCATCCGCCGCCTACGCCAGCCAAGGCGTTGACGGTGCGGTGACCTACGAAGAAGAAAGCGCTTCGCAGGACTTCGAGGACGCACTCGCCACCGCGCACTTCTTCGCGCTCGAAAACCTCATGGTGAAGGAAGAAGACTCCCTCATCGGTGCGGACAAGAGCCTGAAGCTCGGCACGGCGAACACCCCGGCAGGCACCAGCGGCACCGACATGTACGTCGGCGTCGTCGGCCTGACGTATGAGGGCTACCGCAACTTCACGCAACTCGGCGGTGTCTCCAATGGTCTGACGCAAAACCTCAGCCTGACCACGGCTGACGGCAAGCCCATGCAGATCAACGGCGGCTGCGGCGCTCCCTCGGCCATCTCGGCTCACCTCAACAAGGCTGACGCGGTAACCGTCACGCCGAAGAACGGTGAAGTCGCGTGGGTGTGGTACGTCGGTTCGTCGAACTCGGCTGCGGCGCTCTACATCTTCTCGGTGACTACGGTTCCGGGTCTTGCGGCTGCCGCTGTCGGCACCGTCCCCTCCACCGGCCAGACCTTCAACGAGCTTTCCGCTACGGACTACTCGGTGAACGACGGCACGACTGGCGGCGGTCAGAACCAAGTGACGGCCTACGACGGCTTCCTCACGCAGGCCATCACGCAGTCGCTCTCGAACAACTCCTACGTTCAACAGTTCGCTGGCGACTTCCTGACGAGCAACGGTAACGGTGGCATCACCGAGATCGACGACATGCTCGAAAGCCTGTGGACGGACTTCAAGGTCACCGTGGATATTCTGTGGGTCAACGCACAGGAACTCCGCAACATCACCGCTGGCGTGCTTAACGGCTCGTCCGCACCGCTGCTTCGCTTCGACAAAGATGCGAGCGGCGACCACTACGACATGACTGCCTCGGGCACGATTTCGTGGTACTTCAACCCGTACATTCCGGGCGGGAAGAAGATTCTGGTGATGGTCCACCCCACGCTTCCCCCGGGCACCGTTCTTGCCTACGCGAAGACTCTGCCGCCTTACTTCAAGCAGAACTCGACGCCGAACGTCGCGCAGGTCATCTGCCGCCGCGACTACTACAGCAAGGACTTCGCCGACACGACGCGCGAATACCAGTTCGGCGTGTACTGCGAAGCGGTGCTGGCGGTCTTCGCGCCGTTCTGCCTCGGTGTCCTCACGGGCATCGGCAACGGCCTGAACGTCCCGTCCTAACCGATAGGTAAAACGATGGCGGCGTTGACCACATTGGCGAACGTGAAGCAATGGGTTCTCCCTTCGGGCGCAAGCTCGGACACGGACGACACACTGCTGACCCGGCTCATCAGTGCGTGCAGCGCCGCCATCATCTCCTACCTGCAACGGCCAGTGCTGACGCTGGCCGACTACACCGAAAACCCGCGTCATGGCGTCCAGCCTGCATTTACGTTGCGCAACTGGCCCGTCACTTCGATCAGCAGCGTGACTGTCAACGGCGCACCTATCGCGGCGTCGAACGGCAACTCCTCCGGCTGGTACGCACCCGAGTGGGACGGCACCATGACAGGCAAGCCGCAGCGCGTCGTCCTGAAAGGCTACGCCCTACTCCCCACCGACAACGTGCTCGTGGAATACGAAGCGGGCTACGCGGTCCTCAACGAGCCGCAGACGGTAGCCACCGGCACCATCACCCTGACACAGCCCTTCGGCAACTGGTCGCAGGACGAAGGCGTCACCTATACGAACGGCATGGCGCTGACGAAAGTCCCGAGCGCGCCTGCGCAAGGGCAATACACGTGCAGCACTGCCGGGGTGTATGGGTTCAACGCTGCCGACGACAACGCGGGCGTCCTCGTGAGCTACAGCTACACGCCGAGCGACATCGAACAAGCCTGCATCGAGTGGGTCGGCGAGCGATACAATTACAAGGGACGCCCCGGCATGACCTCGCAAAGCATCGGCGGCGTCGAGACTTCTGCCTACAACCTGAAAGGGATGCCGGACTTCATCGCCGGGATGCTCGAACCCTACCGCAAGGCGTTCCCGCTATAGGAGCCGACCATGTTCAAGATCGAGGTCGATGACAGCGTGATTCGCGCACGCCTCGATTCCATGCCAGCGCGCGTACACGATGCGCTCCTGAAGAAAGTCAGCGAGCTTGCAGAGAAACTTCGCACCCACGTCGTCAGCGACAAACTCAGCGGGCAGGTGCTCAACCGTCGAACCGGCGCACTCGCACGCAGCATCGCCGAAAATGTCGAGGACGCGGGAACATCCATCACCGGCAAAGTGTTCAGCAGCGGCGACGTGAAGTACGCGGCCATCCATGAGTACGGTGGCGTCACAGCAGCACACGTCATCGAAGCAAAGAACGCCTCCGTCCTCGCCTTCATGGCGAACGGCAAGCAGGTGTTCGCCAAACGAGTCAACCACCCGGGCAGCCGCATCCCCGAGCGCAGCTACATGCGCAGCAGCTTGGGCGACATGACGCAAGAGATCATCGACGGCATGACGCAGGCAGTGAAAGAAGGAGCGGCAGGCCAATGACCACCACCCGGGAGCAAGCCAGCATCGCGCTGTTCAACAAGCTCAGCACCATCACCGACTTCAAATTCAAGCAGCGCCGTGCAATCACCAGCGCCGCCCTCGCATCGACGCTCAAGCCTGCGCTCATTCTCCTCGAAAAGCCGGAGAAGCACGAACGCGGCAAGCAGCAGACGGACGCTGTGCGCTACCTGAACTTCGACGCATGGGTGCTCATCGACGCGGGCCTCGACAAGAGCGCCACGCCGATCATCGTGCTCAACAACCTGATGGACAAGATCGACCCGCAGAACGGCGGCGTGCTGAAGGCGGACCAGCCTCAGACGAACCGCTGCACGCTCGGGAACCTCGTTTATGACTGCTACATCGCAGGCGAGGTGGTCAAAGTGCCCGGCGACCTTGATGGTCAGGGCGCACTGTTCATCCCCATCACCGTAGTTTTCACCCAAGCAGGATAAGAGGAAGCCATGTCCGAACTTCAGAAAATCGTCACTGACACCATGAACGCAGAGGCCGTCGTCGCTGCGTGGTTGAAGAAACACTTCACCTTCATTCCCGAAGGCTCGTGGGCGTGGCACAAGGCGAAAGCCGCGCTGCTCGACATCCTCGCCGATGTCGGCCTGCGCAAAGCCGAAGCCGCGAAACCCATCTCGCAACCGCAAGCTGGTGCGCCGCTCGGCAAGACCACCATCACCTCGACGCCGCAGACCCCGGCCTTCCATCCCGCGCCTGCACCAGTCGCAGACCCGGCACCGGCTGCTGAAGCGCCGCCCGCACCCGAAACTGCACAGCAGGACGCACCTGCTGACACTCTGCCCGGCGCGCAGGACCCGAACCCGGACAACCACCAGTAACCGCAACACCACCACACAACGAACAGGAGTTCACCATGGCCGCACCGCAACGCGCGTATGCCACAGGCCGTCTGATTGCGACGGACCTCAGCAGCGCCACCCCCACGCCCGCCGAGTTCGGCATCCTTCAGGATGTCAGCATCAGCTTCGAGGGAACCGAGAAACCGCTCTACGGGCAGAAGCAGTTCCCGTATGACATCGCCATCGGGGAGCGCAAGATCACCGGCAAGGCGACAGCAGCGGCCATCGACACGAACCTGTTCAACACGCTGTTCTTCGGTGCGACGCGCACCACGAGCACCGGCATCCAACTCGCGCAGAACGAGCCGGAGACGGTTCCCGCTCCGTCCGGCCCGTACACGGTGCAGGTGACGAACCATTCGACCTACCTCAAGAACGAAGGCGTGTACTATGCCGCGACGGGCATCCCGTTGCAGCGTGTGGCCCCTTCGAGCGAAGCCACCGGCAAGTACAGCGTCAACGAGTCAACCGGCACCTATACCTTCGCTGCCGGTGACGCCAGTGTCGCGCTGCTGTTCAACTACACCTACGGCGTAACCACAGGCTACGACGAGATCGCAGTGACGAATCAACTGATGGGCGCACGTCCGATCTTTTCCGTCCTGCTCGCCAACCAGACGAACGGCGACACCTTCAACATCGGCCTCGTGAAGTGTACGTCGAGCAAGCTGATGTTGCCCTTCAAGCAGCAAGACTGGCTCGTCACCGAGTTCGACTTCACCGGCATGGAAGACGATTCCGGCAACGTCGCCACGCTTACTGCGAACGAATAGGAGACGGTGTGCAAAAAGACGAAATCATCATCGACTTCGCAGGGGTCAAGTACACCGTTCCGCGCCTGCCGTTCGGCGTGTGGAAGAAGATTCTCCCGCGCGTCTCCGTCATCACGGCGCTCACCGCAGACCGTATTCGCCGCCTCGACATCAGCGAAGACGAACTGAACGCGCTGGCCGACATCATCGTGCTCGGCATCAACCACAGCAACCCGAACTTCAAGCGGGCGGATGTGGATGCTGCCACGGGTGTCTCCTTCAACGACCTGTGGGACACCGCGCAGAAGGTGCTCACGATGGTCGGCAAACAGACGGAGAAGCCGGTGGGGGAGCCATCGGCGGAGAGCGGACAGACTGGCGCGACGTAGATTTCGAGCAGGAGGCGTGGCACGTAGCCATCAGCACCGGCTACACGCTCGAATACATCGACGCACACCTGACCTTTCCGCAGTACGTCGCCCTCGGCGAATACCTGCGGCTGCACCCTCCGCTGCATGTCATGGTCCAGTGCTTCCTCGGCATCACGCCGGGCAAGCGCCTGACGCAAGCGCAGATCGCCGAGTTGTCGAAGTTCAAACCCAAGCCACCGCCTACTGAGGATTGACCATGACCGACGACGTGCAGGTAAAGTTCGGCGGGGACACTTCGGACCTCAACGATGCCGCTGACCGGGCGAAGGGCAAGATCAACGAAGTAGGCGACGGTGCTGAAAAGACCGGCAGCATCTTCGACGACCTTGGCAAGAAGATCGCGGCGGCGTTCACCGTTGCCGAGATGGTCGAGTTCACCAACCGCTTCGCCGAACTGAGCGAGCAGATCGAGCGCACGTCGCAGATTCTCGGGCAGACGACGAACGAGGTGCAGGAGTTCAGCTTCGCGGTGAAGATGACCGGAGGCGACACCGAAGGCGCGACGACCATGATGGAGCGCCTTGAGCGCAACATGGTGCAGGCGGCGAACCAAGCAGGCCCCGCGCGCGCAGCGTTCGCGCAGCTTGGCATCACGGTGAGCGACCTCAAGAACCTGAGCTTCGACGAGGTGCTCGACAAGATCGCGCAGAAGTACAGCGAGACGGCTGACGGCGCGGTGAAGGTAAACAACGCCATCGCAGTCGGCGGGCGCGGCTTCGCCAATATGATTCCGACGCTGGACCAAGGCACAGACGGCCTCGAAAAGCTCCGGCAAAAATTCGTCGATACAGGTGCGGAGATCGACCCGAAGACCACCGAGCAGATGGCTCACCTCAATCAAAGCCTCATCACGCTCGGCACCGCGTTCCGTGGCCTCGGGCAGGAGATCGTGGAATACTTCATCGGCCCCATTCAGGACGCTACCGACTGGATGACGAAGTTCATCGAGCGCGTCAACGCCTCGCACTTCAACCCGAAGACCGGGCAACTCGAAGTCAGCGGTGGCGGTGGTGCAGGCGGCGGTGGAGTTGGGGGCTACAGCCCGGCACCCGGCAGCACGGTCAACGACATCTTCGGCAGCCCATCCTACAGCGTCGCCGGGGCGGGTGGCGGTGACAGCGGCGGCAAGCCTGAACTGCCTACTGCGCAAAACCAGCAGGCGGCGGACCAGCAAATCAAGATCGCTGAAGACACGCTGCGCACGCAACTCGAACTCAACAAGATAAAGCTCGACAGCGACAAGGACACGCTCGACCAAGAAGTCGAACTCGGGCAGATCACCGAGTCACAGAAGGTCGCGCAACTCGTTGACTACGAGAACCAGACGTATGAATCAGACCAGCGCGCGCTTCAGTCCGCGCTTCAAACCGACAACCTCACGCTCGAAGAAAAAAAGAAGCTGCTCGACCAGTTGCAGGTGCTCGAAGCGCAACACAACGCGAACATTCAGAAGCTCAACGCGCAGGCCATCACCGCGCAGACGAAGCAATACCAGCAGTATTTCGATGTCATCGACAAGAGCTTCGACTCGATGGTGACCGGCATCCTGCAAGGCACGCAGACGTGGCACCAGACCATGCTGCGCTTCTTCAGCGACATCCTCACCGGCTTCATCGGCATGGCCGAGAAGATGGTGACGAAGTGGGTCGAAAGCGAACTCATCCAAACCTCG